CGCGAGGCTGTGCTCGATCGCGTGCGAGCTGACGCGCGTCCCGGCGTAGCCGTCGAGGCGGTAGACCGCGAGGCCGCTCGTCGCGCTGCGGCCGAGCCAGCGCAGCGTGGAGACGCCGAGGCTCAGCGAGTAGGGCGCCGCGAGGCCGATTTGAAACAGCGAGCCCTTGATCGGCTGAAACGGGTTATCCGCGTCGCCGACATCTTCGTACGCCTCGGTCGTCTCCGAGCCAAACACCCACACGCGCGAATTGGCGCACTCGGCGCGCACGATCCGATCGCTGGCGGTCGAGCGGCTCACGAAGTCGAGCGCATCCCACAGCAGGCCGTTCTCAATCGCGGAGAACCAAAATCGGATCGCGTTCTGCTCGCTGAGCACGAAATAGCCGTCCATGAAGCCGATAAATTGCGGGGGGTTGACGAGCGGCAGGACGATCGGCGCGCTCAGCCCGCCGCCGGCCGCCAGGCCGATCGCCTTCAGTTGCCCGCCGCCGCACACGAGCAGTTGATTGCCGCCGTCGCCGTTACTCGCCCAGCTGACGGGGTGTCCATCGTCGATCAACGTGCCGAGTAACACCCCGGTGAGGATCGCGCCGGTCAGCGGGTCGAGGCCGAGCTCGAACACGCCATCGGCGATCACGGTCCAACAGCGGCCGTCTTGATAGAAAATCCCGCGGCAGCCCGTCCGGCCGACGGCCGTCAGGCGTCGCAGGCCGGGCGTGCCGCGGAGATACGCCGCCTTGGGCGCGCCTTCGGTTTCAACGGTCGTCCGGTACAGATTGACCGTCAGCTCGGCATCCAGGCCGGGCGCGGCCTCGGCGTTACTCCCGCCCACAAAGCCCGCAAACAAGGGCATGGCTAGAACACCTCGAGCAGCGCGCCGCTGCCGCCGGCGCCGCCGCCGACGGCGAACGTATCCGGCGCCGTGAAGCGGTGGATCGTGTTGCCGCCGCTGGTCGTGATCGTGCCGCCGGTCGCCGTGAGGGTGCCGGTCGGGTAGCTAAAGATCACCACGCCGGATCCGCCGGTGCCGCCGGTATGGTTCGCGCTGTTGCCGGGCGCGCCATCGCCGCCGCCGCCGGTGCCGTCCGCGCCCGCCGCCGCCACGGTGCCGACGTTGGCCGCGCCGCCGTGGCCGCCGGCGGCATAGACGCCCGCGGCGCCGCTCAGGCTGTTACTCGTGCCGGCGCCGCCGGCCGTCGTGCCGCCGCCGGCCGCGCCCGGGACGCCGGGGCCCGCGCTGCCGCCGCCGCCGCCGCCGCTGCCGCCGTTGGTGGTCGAGCCGCCGTTATTCCCGCCGGCGGTGCCTTGTCCGGCCGTGCCCGCGCCGCCGGGCCAGGATCCGCCCGCCGCATCGCCGGCGCCGCCGCCGCTGCCGCCTGCCCCGCCGCCGACGGCCGACATGGACGGCCCGCCGCCGCCGCCGCCGACGGCCGTCGGGAGCCCCGTCACGGTCGTGTCGCCGCCGTTGATCGGCCCCGCGGTCGGCGTGCCGACGCCGACGCCGCCCGCGCCCACGCCGATCGCGAGCGTCGTGCCGGGCGTGGCGGTGAAGGTGCCCGTCACCAAGCCGCCCGCGCCGCCGCCGCCGCCCGCGCGCGCGCTGCCAATCCCGGCCCCGGCCCCGCCGGCGCCGCCGCCGCCGACGAGCAGATAGCTGACGGTCGCCATCAGTAGCCCTTACTGACGGCTACCACGTCCCAACATTGGGGGCCCGCGTAGTACACGCAGCCGATGTAATCGGTCAGGTTCGCCGCCGTCTGCGTCAGGCCCGGCAGCGCCGCGCTGAAGCGGAAGCCGCCCGGCGTCGCGCCGCCGGCAAACGAGGTCAACGTGAGGGTCTGCGGGCCGCCGCTGAAGGCGACGAAGCGGATCAACAGTTTTTGGCCGTCGCGCGGATTGGTCGGCACCGCGAGCGTGCACGGCCCATTGGCGACGATGAACACCAGCGAGCCCTGCGAGGCGTCAAACGGGACCGTGCCGTTGCCCGAAAAGCCGACGACGACCGGCGCGCCGTGGGCGCCGTAGACCGGCGGCGCCGCCGCCCCGCCGGACAGCAGGGGGCTATTGGCGGGGCCCGGCGTGATGATGCCGACGGCGCTCGTCGGGGTGGCGCCGGCGACGAGCGGGCCCCAGGCCGGCGCGAGCGCCGCGAGGCCGGTGCCGCCGCCGGACACCGCGAGCGTGCCGCCCACGCCGCCCGTCACCGGATCCTGATCCCAGATCGGGAGCCCGCCGGCGTCGGTCAGGCGGAAGTGATACGCGACGTTGGGCGTCAGGTAGATCGGCCCGAACAAGCCGCCCGCCGAGGCGACGATCGGATTCGTGTTCGGCACGAGGCCGGCCGCGTCGCTGGTCGTGGCGAGCGGCGTCGACGGCGAGCCGCTCACGAGGGTGTAGAGCAATGCGCCCGGCGCGACGACGCCGAGGTCGGTCAACGTCCGCTGGCGCGCGACGGGCGCGAGGACATTCGCCATCAGCGGATCGTCCCGGTGCGGTAGTCCCACCGCCAGCCGCGCAGCCCCGGCGCGCCCTGGCCGCGCGCGGTCAGCGTCGGGATCCGTAAGTTGTTCTTGAAGTAGAGGCCGCGGGCCTTGCCGGCGCGTTTCTCGAGCGCCGGCGAGATCGTGGCGTGGAACGGTTCCGCGATCGCTTCCTGCAACGTCAACGTGAGCGCGAGCTCGCCGCCGGGCGCCAGCGCGATCGCCTGCGTCAACAGCACCGGGCCGAGCACCGTCCGCGTCATCAGCCGGACGGGCGTCGCGCTCAGCGGGATCCCGTCGAGATACACGTTGCCATTCGGGAGATCGGCCGAGTAGTAGAGATCCGCGATCGGCCCGCCGTTGATCGGCGATCGGCGGTTCCACCAGTCGGGATCGTCGTGCACGGTGATCGGCGTCCAGCCGGCGCCGAGTGCGACGGCCGCGCCATCGATCGCGACGGGGCGCACCGGGAGCACCCAGACGCCCGTCGGGCCGAGGGTGTGCGGCTGCAGGCCGGGCGTGGTCGCAAACGGCGTGAACACCTCGGCCACACTCGCGCCGGCATCGGCGTTCCAGGCGTCGATGATCAGATTGAGCAGCGACAGGCACGTCTGGGCCGCCGCCGGTGGGACGGGCTCGCCGGGCAGGTAGACGTTATGCCCGGCGAGCGCGTTCGCGATGATCGTCGCGACGGGCGTCGGCATGGCCGCGCCGCCTTACCGCTTGGCTTTCGGCGTGGGCCGGGCGGGGCGGCCGGGGCCGGTGGGCCGGCCGGGGAGATCGTGATCGGGGTGCGCGCGGCCGGCCGGGTCGTGACCGCCGAGCGGGCTCACCTCGTCGACGGGCTCGGCGTCGGGATCTTCCGAGGTCAGGCGCCAGCCGTCGGCTTGCGCCTCGGCGAGCTCCTCCTGCGTCTGCACGGCCTTGTTTTCGCCGATGAGCTCGCCCGTCTCCGGGTCGGTGTGCATGCCGAGGCCGAGTACGTCCTGTTTGCCGCGATAGACGAGCCGCGGCGTCGAGGTGTCCTGTTGGACGTTGCGCGCGTCGCTGCGTTCTGCTGCCGTCATGGGGCGGTCCTTGTTCGTGAAACGGCGACGGCGCGGCGCTCGAGGCGCCCCGCCGCCGCGTGTGTGAAACGTCGCGCGCTAGACGGCGCCGCGCGCCAGGCTGTAGACGGAGACGGCCTCCTGGCCGGGGAGCACGTTCGTGACGACAAACATCAGCTCTTGGAGCGACTGAAACGGGATCACCATCGTGCCGACGAGCGTGATCCCGGTGTTGGTCGTCAGCGTGATCGAGCCGGCGGCCGCGCTCACGTTGCGGAGAATCGTGCGGAACGACGTACCCACCTGGCAGCCGTTGATCCCGGCGACGATCGCGGCCGCGGTCGGCAGTACGTCGGCCTTGGCCGCGCTGAGCGCGTCCCGGTTGAGCAAGCCGCTGAGAATCTCGGCGACGGTGTAATTCGCGTTGCCGACGTTGGCCTCGGGCGTCGGCGTGACGGTCGGATAGCTGAGCGTCGAGGTGCGCGGATAGTTCGCGCTCGGGGTGAAGGCTTGGATCGGCATCGGCTAAGCTCCTAGCAGTCGCACGGCGGCGACCGCGTTCCACAGTTCCCCCATGCCGAACGGACAATCAAACCGACAGCGGTATTTCATTTCGTCGTTGGTGAATTGCTGCGTGTAGACGACGGCGAGGCCCGTCGTCGGGTCGCGGCGCTGCGCGGTCTTGATGTCGCCGCCGGACGCCGGGACCTTGAGTTTCACGCCCACGAGCGCGAAGGCGTCCTTGCCGAGAAAGAGGTTTTGCACGCCGCTCTTGCCGTTGGGCGTCGCGGTGCCGGGGAACAGCGTCAACGTCGCGCCGACGAGCGGCAGGGCGTCGATGTTCTGATACGGCGAGCCGGGGCCGTAGAGGGGCGGCGTAAACACGAGCGTCGCCAGGCCGCCGGCGCCGGTCGTCGGCACGAGGATCGTGCACTCGCGGAGCTTGAGCCCGCCGGTGCCGGGGCGCCTCGAGGTGAGGTTCACCTCGTTGACGGCGCTCATGTTGAACACGTCGCCCTTTTTGAACGTGTCGCCGTTGGTGCACGCGACGGTGATCGACGTGATCCCGGCCGCGCCGCCGTTGGGCGAGGGGCCCGGGACGACCGGCATCGTCGGCGCGATCGAGACGGTCACGGCGCCGGCCCAGGTGCCGGCCGTGTGCCGGTAGAGGGACGGGCTCACGAACGTGTCGAAGGTGCTGGCGCGGCCGAGGCTGCCCTCCTTCATCACGCGGTTAAATTCGGAGTCGGGCAACAGCAGCGCGAGCTCGACGGCCGTCAGGGCGCGCTGGATCCCGGTGCCGATGATCGCGCGCCGCGCGCCCGATCCGCCGCCGAGGTTGATAAACCGTTCGTACGGCGCGGAAAACGCGGCGTCGAACGTCGTCGGGTTGGTGCCGAGCACGCCGGCAATATTCGGGGTGTGCTGGTAGGCGTAGAACGCGCAGCGGTCCTCGATGTCCTGCGCCATCGTCGTCGACGACGGATCGATAATGTCCTCGTCGAGCGCGCCCTGGTAGTCCTGCATCCGCAGCGCGCGCTCGATCACGTCAAACACGAAATGCACTTTGCTGATCTGATCGATCGTCACGCTGGTGTGGCGGTCGACCATCGGCTGCGGCTCGTACCCCAGATTGTTTTGCGTGCCGGGGATGTACTGGCGGGGATAGGGCACGCGGACGGTGTCGCCCATCGCGCCGGCGGCGTACGCCTGCGTAAAGAGCTTGTTGAATGAGGTGTTGAACGATTCCGAGATGACGAGCTTATTCGTCATTTTGCGGAGTTGTTCGCGCGCGAGGTAGTCACTCACGTCGAAGCCGTTGGGTGCGCCCATCGGGTTTACCTTTTCAAGCGGCGGGCGACCTCGCGGCGATTCATTTCCGCGAGGTAGGCGCCCGTATCGTCGGCCGCCAAGGCGCGATCGACCGCGTCGCCCGGTGTGGCGCGGCTCGAGAGCACCGTCGGCGGATCCGGCGCATGGGTGGAACGGGCCCCGGCCGGCGGCGTCGTCAAGCGATCGCCGAGCCGTACGAGCGTCTTGAGTTGATCAAGAGGCGCGAGACGGAGGATCCGCTTGAGCTCGGTTGTATTCGCCGGCTGTTGCAGGTGATAGAGGATGTCGGCGCCGGCCGGATCCTCGAGCACGAACAGATCGACCGCGGAGCCCTGCGGGATCTCGGTCGGCGCCAGCATGGCGACGGCGTCGAAATCCTTGTATTTGGCGCGCGCGGCTTCGGCGCGGGATTCAAACCCCGCGATGACGCGCGCGCCTTCCTCGCGGATCCCGGCCTGGCGCCGCTCCGTCTCTAACGCCTTGGCGACGCTATGAGCGGCGACGGCGCGCACGTACGCGGGATCGCTGGTGCCGTAGGGGAACGTCTCCGGGTCGGGACCGTCATCGGTCGCCGGGGCTGCGGGTGACGAGGCCGCGGATCGGGCGTCGGGGCGGGCCGGCGGGGTGAAGGTCGCGCGCTCGAGGTCGGCCAGGCGTCGTTCGGCGCGTTCGGCGCGGGTCCGTTCTGCGGCGCGGTCGCGCAACAGTTCGGGGATCCGCGCCTCGGCGCCTTTTGCTGCCGGTTCCGAGGCGGCAGACTGCGACGGCGCGCCCGTTGGCGCGGCCTGGCTTGGCCCAGGCTCGGCGGGTGACGAGTCCGCGGTCGGCGTCGTAACTGGCGGTGTAGTCGGGAGCGTGCCCTTCATGCGCCATTCGAGCAGTTGATCCCCGCTCAAGCTGTCGAGCGAGACATCAGACGGCGCGAGTGTCGGGGCGTCGGGTGCGGCTGACGGGGCCGCGGGTTGGGCGTCGGCGGCCGGCGCGGCGTCGAGCATGAGTTACTACAGCAGAGGCGGGCGATCGCGTGCTCAGTCGCGCGGATCGGTTTTGCGGCGTTTCTTCGGCCGGACGTGTTCCGGCTTGCCTTTCTCGGATCCGATCGCGAAGTTGTGCATCTGCGCGTACGTCATCGCCTGGCGGATCTGGCGCGCGAGCGGGAACGTCGCGCCGTGCTCGGCGGCGCCCATGAGGCGTTGCTGCGCTTTCGAGACG